CGAGCAGTTCAGCGCGCCGGCGTAACTGATACACCCGCTCCGATTCGTTCTCTTTGCGCACGATATCGGCGCCGTCGGCTTCTTCGGCCGCCTTGATGCGTCGCGTCAGTTCGCCGATCGTCTCGACATCGTCCGCCCCGGCATTCTGCGAGCGCGCCCGCTTCCGGCCCTCCGCAAACGTGCCCCGCTCACGGTCCCGGCGCTGCTGTGCCGAGTGATGCGGCGTCGCCGGCGCCCCATTGTCGACATCGGCATCCGTCGCGCCGTCGACCGCGGCGGCCTCGAGCGCCTCCGGACTGAAGCGCGCCGCATGATCGGCGATGCTGACCGCATCGTCAGCCGCCGGCGTCCCCGGCGTGTCGGCGGTGCCCTCGAGCGCCCCGCCGGCGCCGAGATCTGCTGCTGTATCACCCATGATCGCCATCCCCTTGCGCCGTCGGACTGACGGCCGCCTGCTGCTGTTCGATTTGCGCTTGCTGATCGGAAATGAGCGCCGACATGCCGCGGAATGCCTCACGGATCACGTTGAGCACGTTCTCCGTTGACGTCAAGAGCGCCCGCCCGATGACCTCCGGATCGGCGCCCTCGAGAAACAGCGACACGACCCGGACCTTGACCTGTTGCCCGAGCGCCACTGGCCGCGGCGCGGCGTGGCCATTGTGCCGGCCAGGACGCATCACGACGCGCGCTCAGGCCAATGCCAGGAATGGCCCGCGTGGCCGTGCACAGCGTCGCCCGTGCCCTGATCCTGCGTGACGTGCATGCGCAGGCCGGCCGCATCGACGTCCAGCGTCGAGACGCCCGTCCCGAACACGTGCAGATTGACGGAATTGTCCGGCCACACGTACACAATGAGCGCCGCGAAATGCAGCCCGCCCAAGACGTAATGCACAATCCGGCCGATCGATGGTTTCTGTTCGTTCACGGTATCCCCCTTGCCGAGCGCCCGCACCCACGGCGGAAGCTCCAGACGATTCACTCGCCGCCGTCCCCGTTCATCGACTCCCGCGCCGCGGCGGCCTCCGCCTGCTCCGCCTCATGCCGCCGGCCCTGCTCCGCGACGCGCGATTCGTGCTCACGCTGCGCCGCCGCCTGCTGCTCGTCATGCGCCAGCGCAATCGCTTGGGTTTGCATCGCGTCTTGGCTGACAAGGCCCTTCGATTCGTTATCGAGCTCTTTGACCCGGATCGCCGCCGCGTCTTTCATCCGCTGGATCTCGATCGTCGCCGCCTGCTGATCGTCCTGCTGCACGGCCGCAATCCGCGCCTTTTCGACGTCCGCCTGCATCCGGACCCGCTCGAGCTCGATGTCCCGCTGGCCCTCCAGTTGCGCAATGTGGATCTTGATCTGCGACTCGTCGGCCTTTTGCCGCAATTCGTTGATCGCCCCGTCGGCCAACTGTAACTGCTGCTGCGCCAACTGCAATTGGCCCTCGAGCATGGCCACCTGCGCCGCCGGATTACCGCCTTGCTTCTTACTGGCCAGGTACTTCTGAACCGGCGGCGCCAACATGACTTGCATGCGTTCCGCGAGCTCTCGCGACTCGGGAATGTCCATGTTCTTGTACAGGAGATCGCCCGCCACCGTCAGTTGCTCCGGTGCTGCGCTGATGATCTCCGAGAACATCCGCACGAATTCTTCGCGCCGCTTCAGCGACGACCGCGAGACCTTGACGGCGACGTTGAATTTCGCGTCCTCCGTCAGCTTGAATTGATCCGGCGCCGTCGCCGGCGCGCCCGCTGGCTGCAGCGCCCCGGCCTGCGCCGCGTCAGCGACGGCGATCCGCACCGCTTCCGGCTCACCTTCGCCCGTCATCATCCGCACCAGGCGCCCCGGCCGCTTCCCGTAGATGGGATACAAGAGATCATTTTCAATCTCGGCTTCAAACCGCATCGACCGCGAGAGATTGTCAATAAAATTGGACGTCGACTGTTGCGCGTTCTGCACGACCTCCCGGATCGCCTTGCCGGACTTCAGCGCCGGATCGACGTTCCCGAGTGTCGAATCCGGGACCGCCGTCGTCGACTTGATCAGCCCGTCGAACATGCTGACCGCCATCGCCATCGGCTGCAGATTCGGATCGACCTGCGCCCGCACCGGCGGCGCCAATTGCCGCCCCTCATCGTCGTACGTGCGATAAGGCAGGTACGGTAAGGCCCGCGTCGCCGCCGCGGTGTACCAGGTTTCCGACCCGATGATCGCTTGTGGATCTAACTGCAACGGCGGAATCGGCGTGAGGCCGACGGTTTCAACGAGCTTCGACATCATCATATTGAAGCCCATCTGTGCCGACATGGCATTCTGGACGATGCCCTCGACCCGTCGTTCGCCGTCGTACGGCTGCAATTCGTCGCCGATCACCTTGATAATCGGGATCTGTGGACCGAGCCAGTCGGTCTCGTCGAGCACTTGCACACCGTCGATCTTGGCCCACTTGACGACGGTGTCCGTCGCGCGCCGCTTCCGGTCCGCGGGAATCGCCGCCCAGGCCGCCGCGTCGCCGAGCTCTTCTTCGGTCACCGTCCGGCCGTCCTCGAGCAAGGCGATCTCATACGACGTGTGCGTCTTGTAGAAATACTCGAGCACCCGGACCGACTTCGGCGTCTTGATCCCGTCCTCGCCCGTGGCCTCGCATTCAAACCACTTCGGGAATTCATCGCCGAGCGCCCGCCATTCACTATCCGCCGCCGACGCGATCGGATTCGCTTTCCCGTTCGGCAAGGTGCCGAAATCGGCCTTGTACCGGTCCGGCGTCAGGTCGTACCCGATGAAGCCCCACTCCGCGTCGCTCCCGTCCGGTTGGGTATGGGACGGATCGAGCACGACCGCGGCTTGATTGAAGATCCGTTCGACGCAGATCTCTTGATCAAACGTCCGACCCGGCAGGTACCGGGTATTGATCCGGTAGTACCCCGTCCCGCATTGCACGGCCCGTTGAAACGCCCACGATCGGGCATCATCGGCGTTCGATTCGCGCTGAATCCGCCGGACGAGCCCCTCACGGAGCCGGATCTCGGTGTCGTCCGGCGTGACGCCCAGATCGCCGAAATCGTCCGCCGGCGTGATCTGGATGTTGAAATCCGACGCCCGTTCTTGATTCTGAATTTGTCGGACCGGTTCGCGCAGCTTGTTGATCGTCAGCGTCGGCCGGGCCGGGACGGCCGGCATGCCAGGCGTCGCCGCGGCGCCGGACCGTGACGCCTTAATGTCCTCGGGCCACTGCTCGTTGGCGTAAAACCGCAGCGCCGCCTGCTCTCGCGTCCGCTGGCCTGTTGTGGCCGTGTCGCCCTGTTTGTAGCGGGCCCGGGCTTGGACCATGAACGGAGACGTCGCGGTCGACGGTGCAGGCATCAGATGGACCTATCGCGGAACGGATCGAAATGCGCGCCCATCGGCGGCGCGTAGGTGTGCACGTGGGACCCCGCCGCCGGCGGCGCCGTCATCGCCCGGCGGGACCGCCAGCGCCGCCAGAGCGCCAGGACCGCCCGCATCATCGGAGCTTCTCGAGCCGGATCCGCTCGCCCCGCAGTCGCCCGAGCTCGTCTTTCGACAGCGTGGTCGTTTCCGCCATGCGCGCCTTGCGCCCATCCTCGACCACGACGCCGGCCCGACACCCCGGGCACACCGTCAGCCCGCGGACGACGATCGTCGGTACGAAGGATTGCGCGCAGGACTGGCAGATCATCGCAGCACCCCGAGACACCGCGGCGGGACGATATCGGATACGTCGCCCTCGATCACCTGCTGCAAACGCGTGTCGAGCGCCTCCGGAGAGCGCCGGACCACGAGACGCTGCAGGTCGAACCGCGGCCGGCCGCACAGGTACCCGGCCCGCTCGTCAGGCGTGGCCGCCCGGCCGCAAGAGTCGCACGTCATGGAAATTTACGGCTGAGAGTAGCACGCGCGATGAGGTAGAGGCTAGAAACGCCGACGGCGCCCGTGAGGACGCCGCCCGCGAACCAATAGAGCTCTTGAGGCATCCGGGTTAGGTCGAGATCTGACACGCGCTGTTATAGAAGGTTTCGCCCCACGTGTATTGGATCGCCCCCTGCTGCTGCTCCGTCGACAGTTCGTTCATGTTCGGGTACCACGTGTACAGGTTTTGCAGCCATACCTGCGTGACCTGATTCCAACCTCCGGTGATTGTCGCGACCTCCGGTGAGGCCTCCGCGAAATCGTTGGCCATTCCCAAGTACTCGATACGCCCGTTGAAGTAGTAAATACAGGCGTACCGCAACATTTCGCTCATCTCGGCCGCCGCCGCCGGCGCCGGCGTCGCGACCACCATCACCGCCGCCGCGCCGGCCGCCACGCCGACGCCGGCCGTCGGCAACGACACGAACGAGCCCACCGACATCACCGCCGCCAGAACCGAACAGAGAAGTTTCCGCATACACACTCCGAAAAATGGGCCTGTGCCCCCGATTACGCCAACCACGAATTCGGGCCCGCCGGCGTGAACTGCGCCGGCATCCGCACCGGCCCCTGTGGCCGCTCCACCTTGACCGGCTGGGCAAACGTCAGCGCCAGCGCGTCGGCATGATCCGGTGACGCGACGCCCCGCTTTTTCATATCTTCCTTAGATTCGAGCCAGATCCGCTGTTTCGTGTCCGGCCGGATGCCGGGCCCCTCGAGATCAGCCGCTAACCGCGGATGTTTGTCGATCGCCCCGACGAGTAGCCAGTCCTTGAGCGCCGACCACATATAGTCGCGAAAATACCGGCACTTGTCCGACGGCGAATCGGCGCCGAAATTGACTTCATGGACGTTCTTATGCCCGATCTCCCGTAACCGCGCCGCGACCGGGCCCGCGATCCCGGCGGAATCCAGAAACATCGCCGTGACGCGCCGGCCGCCGTACTCCGTCGAGAGCACGTCCGCCAGGCGATTGACCATCACCGCCGGATCGCGCGTTTCCCGCCCAGGAATCACGATCGGCGGAATCGAGGCCGCATCGCGCCCACGGCGGAACCGCACGACGTTATTGTCGTCCCCGCCCCACGCCATATCGACACCCGCGATCAACGGCGTGTCCTCGAGCTCGATCACCGTCCGCGACCGTGCCGCTTCGACCCGATCGTGTCCGATAAATTGCGCGTCGGACGCATTCGGCGGCAGACCGCGCACGCGGACCCGGAAGAAATCGGAATCTTCCCCGTAATCTTCGACGTACTCGGCAATCAGCGCCGCATTGTGCCCTTCGACTTTCCGGGTATCGATGACCCACGATTTCCACCGATGCCGCTTGTCCCCGAACACCGCATCGTAAAACGCCCCTTGTCGACGCGTCGGGTTCCCGAAGAGGAAATACATGGGTTCGCCGAGCGCCAGACCGCCCTCCTGTACTTCGTGGATCACTTCCGGGACGTTCGAATCCTCATCGTTGACATAAAACGACGTCGACGCCTTCGTGTGCTGACCCGCGAACGCCTCCGAGTTCTCAGGCGCGCAGGTTTGCGGGGTGACGCGCCAGGTCGGACGATGGCCGCGCCTGTACAGGATTTGCGTGTTCGCTTCGAACCAATCTTTCGTGATCGACAGGTTATTCCAGGCGAGGATCGCCGCCCACGTCTTGTCGTCCAGCTGCGTCGACGTGTTCGCCGTGACGGTGCCCTTGGCGTCGCGTCGCGTCGACATGATGAAGTTAGTCAACATGCCCGTGAGCGCGCCCTTGCCGGCGCCGTGACCGCTCGAGACCGCCATCCTGATCGCTTGCACGGGATTGACGCCATCGAAGGCCCGATCCTTGATTTGATCGCCGAGCCATTCGAGGCATTCGCACTGCCAGACGCGCGGCTCGTTGACCATCGCGAGTGGCGTCCCGTCGACGCCCCACGGGAACGCGAAAAGCACATAGCCGAGTGGATCGTCGTAGTAGCCGACGACCTCATCGATCAGCGCGACTTCGGCCGCCGCCGCCGTCAGTGGTCGACCGTCAGGCCCGAGAATCACGCCAGGACGCCGAGCCGCAACTGATTGCGCGCCTCGAGCGCCAGCGCCGACACAGCTTTCGTCAGCGCGTCATATTTCGCGACGTCAACGATCGGGATCTCCGCGTCCGCCCAGCACAGGAGGCCGATTTGCACCCGGATCCGGACCGTCGCCGGCGCGTCGGCCGGCCGCAGGTCGAGCGGACGCCGAGTGATGCCGCCGGGCCGTTGATCGAGCGCCGGCGGCCCCTGTGGATCGCCAGGCGGGGCCTCCGATACCTGAATCGACCGATCGTGATCGACCGGCCGACCCTTGCCGAATGCCTCCGTTGCCGTCTGGCCGCACTGTGGACACCGCCAGACTTGCAACCGTGGATCGAACCCCCACGCCACGCCGACGCACCCGCAGAGATTCGCCTTGATCTGATCCGCCATCACGCCCCCTTGCGCACGATATGACGCCTCGGCTTCCGCGCCGGCGGCCGTTCGCGCCCGCTACACACCCGACACCGATCGTCCGCCGGCGTATCGACGCGCCGTGAGCAGAACGCATCAGCGCAGCGCGGCATCTTGCGGCGGCCCATGTTGATCCGTGTCGTATCCGCCATCACGCCCCCTTGCGATTCCGCTCGAGCGCCCGCAGCCGGCCCGCGTCCATCCGCTTGAGCAATTCCGGTGCATCGACAATCGCGACTTGCTCGATCAGCATCCGGAGATACTTCGCCGCGAGCTCCACATACTTCTCCCGCGGCGCCATCTTGAGCTTGAACACACGGTCGACGGCCCCGTCGCCGGCGACGGCGTTTTTCATGATGACCTCGACCCCCGTGATCATCTGGCGCGCGCCCTCGCTGAGTTCATGCAACGGCCGCAGATCGCCGGCCTGCCAGGTCCGCCGCACGTCGCCCTTGCGCCACTGCAGCGCCGGCTTCTCCCCCTTCGCTTTCGCGCACGCGACACACAGACACGACGCGCCGCCGGCCTTGAGGCAATCGGCCACCTTGGGCCCGTCGCGGCCGTAGAGCTCCTGCCCCGCCTGCTGATA